ATGGCCATAGACTACAAACAATATCACCCGAAATGGAAACTGATTAGCCGCTTGATACGATTCAAGCGCGCTAAGAATCGATGCGAGCTGTGCGATGCTGAAAATTATCAACCTCATACTATTACCGGTAGCAAGGTGGTGCTTACTGTAGCTCACATGGATCACGACAAAACGAATAACCGCTTTTGTAATTTGAATGCTCTGTGCCAACGCTGCCATTTAAAGCATGACCATCCGCAGCACATTGAAAATCGGAGGTACGGTAGGAATTGGAAGGTTAATCAGACGAGATTGGATATATGAATTAATTCAAAAATCATTTGATAATATACGGGTATAATTAGATAAAATATTGCCATAAAAAAACCTACAAATGTTGTATTTTTATGGCAAAACCTCATTACGTACCGAAGAATTATATTATGAATTATCAACTTAATAGAAAGTTTTTTTTGCATACTTATCGAAACAAAATTTGGAAATCAGCTCTGATACGCCTGACTCAATTTTAAACCCAACCTTACTAAAAATGATAAAAATAAACGAATACACACCATAGCTCCCAAAATTCACTAATTAATATTTAATCTTAAACTTTAAACCGCTTTTATGAGAATTATCTTATTAAACCTCTTTCTAGCTTTATTGGTTCTTACCATTAGCTGTGAGAAAAATGTAATAATTGAACCCTATCAAGATTATGAATCGAAATTGAGATCTGAATTTAATATGAAAGTTGTATCGGATAAACACATACTTGATAGTTTGTCGAATCTGAATCTTCAAGAATTCAGTAGCTATGAGGATATTTATAAGCACTACAAAGGTATGTTAAGCAGACATATTGAAAGAGACACGATTCAAATATATCCCGTTAAAAAAACAAAATTATTAAAGCCCAAAATGGGGGATAAAAGAATGGATCAATGGTCTGCCTCAGCGCAGTATAACGCATTTATCCAAAGTTCGGCATCGTCAACATTATCAGCAACATTCAATATAATGTATACAGCAGAGACTACGATTTATTGGAATTGGAGTCAATCAAGTATTACAGCACCAATCATATTTCTGGGAAACACTTTTTCTGGCACGAGTTCTTCAAATCACTTTTTAGGTTACACTGGCACGAACCAAATGACAGGTAGTGCTATACATCCCTTCGATACTGCAAACGGAGGTAACGGAGGTTTCGCAGGAATGGCAAACTGCTATGCGACAATTGCCGGAATACCGATGTCACTGTCAGTAAAGTTAAATGGAACATATAAATTCTTAGCTCCAGCCAGTCCACAGAGCCCCGCTCACGTCGCTCATACTTTCACTGCTACCGATGCTACGAGTATATTCCCAGATTAACTCAACACCACTCCATTTATGTAAAGTGTAAATGAGTTTTGGGAGATTATTATAGAAATATTTTAAACTAATAGAAGGCTAGCATTATTCGCTAGCCTTTTCACTTTAGCAAACTTTAGCTTTCATAAATACTAAAATACTTAGCAATTTTGTTTTATGAAACCGCTAGAAATCCATGTCCGTAATCGCGTCATGTTTGCTAAGATACAAGCCGAGCAGAAGTTTATCGGAACCTGCGACTATACCCTATTCGATAAAAACGGGATGTCTATCTACATCTTCAGGTACGATAAAGGAAAATGGAGCCATGTATACGGAACACTGGCCGAAGATGTCCGTGAGGCTTGCATCGATGCGCTTGTTATAAGGTTCGACACCAGCTGCACGGAGATGTTCTACTTTAAAGGGGAACGGAAGATCGTAGATGTAAGCTTCGCCCAGGGTGCCAATCACTGGGATGTGCTGGTTAACCGGTTTTGGATGGGATCAATCATATTGAAGGATTCTACCATGGAGCTTATCTACCTAAAGCATAATGAATGCGAAGCGCTACCGCCTGAGAGGATAGAAAAGTATTTACAGTGGATAAGGGAAGGTAAGATTAAAGGGGCTAGGTAAAATAAATCCCTAATCAATTTTATTTGAAGGCACGAGGGGCTAACTTTACGATGAATGCCCTACATTCTACCAAAAGAACCGTTCAGGCGCACTCAAATTTCTACACAATGTCCCTCTGTCTTTTGGCAGGGGGATTTTTATTGAATAGCTAGTTATACATCTCGTAAAGTTCTTTTACCTATGCTCTGGCCAGTAGATTTTATGTCGATCTGCTAACCATATCTTATATTTTAACTACTTTTTATCTATATCGCTCGTAAAACCAAAAAATTATTTATAATTCAAATAATGATTCTAATCACTTTTGTTCTGATTTAAAATATTTACGTTTGACCAACAATGTTGCCCCTCCCAAGGGCACAATTTTCATAAGCATGGCTCTCCTTGGAAACTCGGAGAGCCTATTTAGCATCGATAACGAATACCAGTTTGTGATGTCGTAATTTATTGTACCTTCGCGCATGACAATCCCCGAACTTAAGGCCTTCTTTCAAGACAAGACCTTTAACCCCACCCATCCAGATAACCGACGATCAGATAGTAACGGATCCTGTACAGTTCCTCCATACCCAATTCATCATGATAGGCCAATGGCCCGATAAGAAGCCACTGGAGAAATGCCCCGCTTATTTGAGGTTAATGAAGTTTTGGGAGGCGGTGAAATAATAATATTTCAGGAACATAATGTCCTATGTAGCTATAATTCATCTGAATTATTTACTAAACAAAAGTTGCACCTATTGTTTTTTTACATATTTTAGCTACGTGAAAATTTAGAAACCAAACAATTACAAATTATTACCGTTACCAAGTATGAATGTAGCCGAAATTCTTCGACGAATAGACGTAGTTAAACCTGAAATGAATTATTGGTTCGTTAGAACTGATGATGGCACCCTTTTCGAAGAATTTTACGAAAATGGATATATAGCAATCGGTTGGGACTATTTGACGTTATCAGAAATAAACACACTTTCAGATGAAGCAATAAGAAACCGGATTGCTGAAAAGGAGAATCTTGATCCGACAACTTTTAAAGGGAAGGGGGCAATAACAACGATTCACAACAAACTTAAAACCTTCATTTCTTTAAAGAAGGGAGACGTTGTCGTTATACCTAGCAAAAATTCCGATAGGCTGGCTTTTGGAAGAATTTCAAGCGATAAACCTTATACAGCGGACGCTAAAAACTTTACAAAACGATTCAATGTAAGTTGGTACGACGTTAAAAATATCCGAGATCTGAACGCTATTTTTTATCAAGTTAAATCTAATCAACACAGCATTAGTTCTATAGACCGTTTTGCACCACATATTGATAGAGTTGTAGGCAATCTCTTCGAGAAAAATAATATGACCCACTATGTGTTAAAGATCGAAAAAAATGATGATATAAACTTTGACGACCTAAATGACTTGATGACTAACATCAAGAAGCTTACTAAAGCGATTAATAAGCATTTCGGTTTCAACGAAAATACCGACGAATTTTATATTAAAGTAAATTTACAGTCAAAAGGAGCTTTGGAATTGATAAAATCTGGAAAAAGTTTAGCAATTTTGGCATTCCTATTGTTCGCTTCTTCATGTGATAATTTAGATAAACAAGATGATGCAAAAATAAAATCTTTTGTTGCGGACAACAAAAAATTGATAGAACAAACTACCACAAATATAGATACACTAGAGGGCAACACCGACGAACTTACAAAACCTTTTAAAAAGAAAAATGGAAAATAGCTTCTTAGGCGGATCAGAGAATTTGTATAAATACCTCGTTACAATTGGGCTTCTGCTTATTGTGGGATCTGTTTATTATCCATTGAAGGAAAAACAAAGTTTAGAATTACTCAAAATAGAACTGCAAGCAGATGTCGAGCAGCTTTCCATTAAGGTCAAAAATAATGCTAAGGCTGCAGAAGAGTTGAAAAACAAAAAAAATCCATTGACATATAAAAATGATTTGATTAAAATCAAAGAATTGAATGAACAAAACCAAATTGAACAGATAGAAACGGAAAAAATGGTTTCAGAAATGAATAATCGAACAATTTACATTTGTTGGTATAATGTGTTATTTTGGATCTTTTTCCCGACAGGTATCGTTTTATGCGGTTTTGGCTTTTTGAAATGGAAGCAAGTCAAGAAATGCGATGATGAGATAAAAACCTTAGAGTTAGAGAAACTTAGGATAGAAGTAGAACAACTTAAAAAAGCCACTCCTTAGAGTGGCTTTGCCATTATTTATCTCAATCGCCCCATCCGAACCAAATTTCTCTTTTTGGCTTCTTCTTAAAACGATTAGCAAAATTCAAAATAGGCTGTTTAAAGAACAGCTTTAATAAAAATTTAATAAATTCAATTGTTACTTCAGAAGAAACATCGTCAATCATTCCTTTTATTGTTTTATGCCTAGCAGCGTCGGCGGTTATCGATATGGTAGTGCATGCTGCATTGATTAGATGGATACAATAAATCTAATTGCATATACCACTTTTATAAAGATAACTAAAGAAAAAATTATGGTTCGAAACTTTTACTTTCAAAAATGCATATCCGTAAAGCCGTTTTAACGTTTAAACTATCTGTTGTTATTTCTACCAAAAAACCACCAAGCCAATCCAATAACCACAAGCAAAACAGCCACCGCCCCACCAATCCAATTGCCAATGATCCCAGTTGCACTTGGCTGCGAATTACTAACCGTGCTAGATGACTTCTCACTACGCCGCTGTTCAGCCGTCACAGCAACCTGCTTTTCCTGCTTCTGCTCATGCTTTTCTTCCCTTTCCTTTGTCTGATCCTTCTTTTCAGTGATCGTCTCATTCTCGGTTTTCGTTGTCCGCTCGGGCGGCGTGTTGATCTCGAAAGTGAGAGTGTTCGCCATAGTGTCAAGTACAGCTTTCACCACTTGCCCAGCAGAATCCCTCAAAAAGTTATCCCCCGGCTTCAGCTCCCCTTTCTTTACGGTGATCTTCGACCTCCCGCCCTTCTCGGTCACGGTAGTGGTTTCGCGCTGCGTGACTATGGTACCTTTATCGATCGTTTGCTCTTTGATCTCGCCGGAGGAGGTTGCAGTGGATACCTCCACGCTATCCCTCTTGGCAACGGTTTCAATCTGATGGGATTGTTTATTCTTATTTTTGCGGAGCATACCGCAAGAAGCGAAGGCGGCCACTATGGCCACCATCGCTAAAAGCTTACTCAAGTTCATGAAATGCTTTGTTTAGACTGTCAAGTGAAGAATTGAGGCCATCGAGGCTCTTATCTATTTCGGGTGATGGCGTGCGTTTGACCTTCAAACGGCTGCGCTCACTGTTATAGGATGATGTCACCACTCCAAGCAGCAACAACCCGATTAAAATCAATTTTCTTTTCATCGTAATTTCTCCTTAATGACCTGAATGGCCCCTTTGGCCGACTCGGTGACAGTGTCCACCTTCTGCCGCATGCTATCAACTTTGGGCACAACCTCTTCCTGTACTACGCGCCGCGATTCAAGACGGGAAACAGCCTTTATTTCCTCGATGCGCTTTTCGTTGAGCGTGGATGTGTCGTCAATCAGCCGGTTCATTAATTTGTTGTTGTCGTAGCGCTGCCAAAATATGATGATAAGACATATCACCAAGCAAAAGGCCAGCGTACGTTGGTGGGCGGCAGATGTTAGCTTAGTGATGCCGCCCGTTGCTTTCTCGATCAATTCTTCTTTACTCATTTCTCTATTTCAAATAATCCGCACTCACCCATCCTCTAAGCTTATCCTTGCATACGAGCGCTTCAATCCAACCGCCAGAAATATAAAGCACATTTACTTCGGTGCCCAGCGGTAGTGTCCGGATGATAGCATGGCCAGTGCCCGCGCCGGTCCGTAAGTTTAGCCTTGCCGTGGTGCGCATAGTGGTTACATTACCCGCATTACTGCCGCCGCCGTCATACTGATTGATGATGCGAGCGTGCTCCTTAGCCAAAGCGACCTTGCCCCGCTCGTAAGCTGTGACATCATTTGGGTTGGTGATAAAGAAAAGCTCCTGTAGGCTGTTGATGCCTCCTTTGCGGACAAATGCCAATCGACCTCGTGCAGACTGGCTCTCCTTGATCACTCCACGGTTGCGGATACCCAGCACATCGCTAGTGGCTTTCACCATTTCAGTAGCGAAAGCTTTGTCCTGCGCGGTGTGAGCATCCGCGATCACACCAGTCGCACCCGTAGCAGTTGGGCCAGCGGCATCTGCATGGAACTCGCACGCAACGTCATTCTTTTTAGGTTTGATCCGCGTTAGGTACTGTCCAAGTGTTTCGCTATCACGATCGTTCACCACGGTCGCGCCTAGCGCTAGCAGCTCGTTGGTTACAAGATCACGATACTCCATCATCATCGTGCTTTCACGTAGCCCATTGGCCATTGCGCCGGGGTCATTGTTATGATGCCCCGCGCTTATGTAACTGTCGTCTAATAATAGTAATGCCATAATTCTTTGTTATAATTTATTGTCTAAAAAAGCCCTGATTTTACCGTATGTGCCCCTGGCAAGCTGCTGGTAACCTATATTTTCAGGATGGATGCCATCCGTGTAAACCTTTACTGTTGCCACGACGTAGTCGTTAACTGGTTGCATATTGAATTTATAGCTATTTTCCCTATCAATGTATGCGCCATGCATCACCACGGTGAGGTTAGGGTTATACTTACCATTATCAAATAAATCGATAACTCGTTGATTAAATTTACCAATCGATCTGCGGAAGATCGTACCAGACCTATCTGCCGTCGGTAGTTCCGGTGCGCCCGGCGAACATAGGCCAAGCATGAACTTTGCATTTGGAAAGCCTCTATCAGCGCTGAAGAATGCGTCTATAAAAATTTTCGCATTGTTCATCATCACTTCAATTTCGGCATCAGTCCGGACGACAATACCCTGTCCTACATCATTTGTACCTAGGTTCATTGACATGATATCAATCTCCTTTCGTACCAAGTTTGGAAAGTTGGTATTCATATAAGCTTGGAAATTCAAAACCCCATCTTTCATGAATGCATTTCTTTTGCCTGCATAATCACTATTTTCATACAGTGGATTAACATAGTGCTCCCATGCCCAACTACCGCGACCCTCATGCACCGCGGTTGAACCACGAGTGCCAATCCTGTTGATTACAAAGTCTCCGTCCTGCGCAAGCAATGCGTACACTTCCTGAGCGTATGCTGTATTATCAACAAGGGAGTCACCAGATAGACAAACCTGCTTCTGCGTGGTACCATCACCAACATCCTTTCGAACCGGCCGCAATGTCATCACCTTACTTTCAATCACATTCATGCTTCGATCTCTCAAAGTATATGTAAGATTATTGTTTGTGGAGGTGACAAGCGGCACGTGCCGTAAAGCTTTACCACGTCTTGCTATTGGTGCTTGGGAATCATTTCCTTGAACAATGATTGTTTCGGGATCGTCGTATGTACCTAAATATGAAAAATCAAGATAAAAGTCGTTGTTACGCCCAATTACACTATCCAAATACCGCGGAACTATCAATCTTGATTCCGACACTGCCACGGCTTTAGCCGCCATTGCTTCACGTTCTATTATAGACAGCCACATGCTAAGTTTTAAACTTATCCGTAGCGTGTTATAATACGTTTGGTTACTTGCGCACACCCTGTAGTAGTTGGCCTCAGCTGGGGCTTCTATAACTTCATCTACCCATGTAATAAGGCCCGCATTAGACATTCTTACACCGGATATAAAACTATCCTCATTCTTCGCTTTGTAATATGATATTTTGTTCACTACCGTACTACCCGTCAACTGGCTTGTACCCGAGAATGCACCTATTATACCGGGCTTGCAAGGCATGTAATCTGAATATGCCCATCCCGACGCGGGAGATATTTTGCCAGAACCGTTGATATATTGACCTATGGTAGCGGTTGGCAAAACCTGTTTGAATGTATCGATAACACTATTTAATTCCTCGTTATCGAAGAGCTGGAAGACATTACCGATGCTAACTTTTGCCAGTCCTATCAATGCTGTAGTACTAGTTATCCTCATAAACCTTGCTCCTGCCGGCTTAATTATGCCAACTTTCCTGTATGTTGATGGCCCAGTAGTAGTAACACTGGATATGTAGGAGGATTCGTCCGCACGGGCATACCAAGCGACCGAGCTAACTGTCAGTGTTGAACCTGCGGTCACTCTCAACGATAACAAGAATGAATTATCTGGGATATAAATAAATCGCGAAACCGACCATGAGCTATTAACGGTAGCGCGACCTAAACTATTTAAATAATAACCCTCCACCCATCTGATGACTGTTGTATCGATTTGAAACTCTTTTGATACGACGGCTTTCCCTACATCAGCAACGGAAAAAAACGAAGAAATCTCACCATATGACTGCGGATTGGACAGCATATAGCTTGTGGCACCTACAGGAATATCTATGGTTTTTTCATCAGTACTGTTCGATATCTGTAGACCTGATATGTAAGCACCTGAAAAGTCATAAAACGATATATTGTTCTGAACTTCACCATAGCGTATATTGCCTGTGAGGTGTAGTTTACGCAATCCGTCTGGTACGATAATTGGTTGCGTCCGATGGTAACCATCAAGCAATGATATCCCGCCATTCTGATTGATGTATGAGCCACTAACCCAAGTAACAACAGACACGTTTCCGACCAACGTCATATCGGTGAGGAGCTTTTGGCTTGGTGATGATGTAGTGTTTTGGCCCGTCCGCTGCACTATCTCGGTTGATTTTAAAACCCACTTTGTACTCACCCCAGGTACATCCGCAGATGTCGCGGTTTGATCTGCAGCTATTGACCAAAGCTTACCTTGATACAATACATATTGATCAGCCGTATTAATCCATGTGTAGGTTTTCTGATCGGACCAGTCCCCCAAGTTTGCATCCTTCCCGGGGTCACCAACAATAGTTCCCATATCCCACAAAGCCCATGCGGTGCCACTCCATCCCCAAATCCAGCGATGTCCTTTAACGGCTTCGACCGTCTGGCCGCCAACAGAATACCACCCCGGCGAAGCTTCGCGCTTACGAAGTTGCCCAGCTGGCCCGGGAGCAAGAACCGTTGCTGTCGCCGAGGTTGCACCACCGGTGACAGGATCGAGCTCAATACCTTCTATTGCAAGACCGTTTTTCAGTTCGTCCTTGCTTATCTTACCGATCGTCTTTTCATCACCCGTGTCGGTCATGATCTGCTTTATTTCAGCGTATTTCTTGGCCTTCGCATCTTTTGGCCATGTCTTGATTGCCATATCGTTATTAATTGTTAGTGCGTATTAGTTTCTATCCAGTTGCCGCCATCAAATGTGAATGAGCGGACGTTGTTGCTTGTAAATATCATGGGGTTTTCCAGCCCTCCACCTGTCTTGACGAATTGGCCATTTCCGGCATTCGCCTGTAGAGCCAAAGCCTGACTCGTGTTATTCTTTACGATTATTGTGCGACCTAGCTCGGCATTCGATGGCATGAACAGGTTTGCAATACCATCAAAGCCGTTGAGTGAGTTCACCACGGCCAAGTAAGCGTCGCTATTGATCACGGTAGCATCGTTTGTTACGATCTGCACGCCCACACATACGCTCTTTAGCCGCGACATCCCGTAGAATACGTCAAGTGCAATGTTCTTAGCGCCGTTCTTGGCTCCGATGGCCAGCGCCGTGTTATTGGTGAAGCTTTGAATATTATTGACGATCCGTGCGCCTACTTCGGTTCCCATGCCCAAATATCCCATAGCAATCTCGATGATGTCATTTAGGAAAGCCGGATTGCTCCCGTTTCGCCGCATGAGGAAATCCCCAGGGGAAAACGAGGTGTAGTTGGTGAACGGTGTCCACGGGGCGCCCGAGTAGATACCGCTTCCGAGGCTCCAAGAACCGATCTTGCCCGAAGTTGCCGACATGGTACCATCGTTGAGCACGCGGAACGGGGCACTATCCCTTAATGTAGCCTCAGCACCTGCCCAAAACCTTACGGATTGGTTGCCGTTGTCAGCAAGGCCGGATATTCCTGCATTGGTGTAGCCGCCCGACCCTACACTGATCAACTGCGCAAACAGCTTCTCCACATTTATCTGATAGGCGGTAATCGTATCAGTGACGATCTGCCCACCGGAAATAAGCGTGTAGCCTTTCGTCGATTCAAGTGTACGTTCACCCTCGATCACGCTGGAAAGCACACCAAGGTTAAAGTGCCAGTAACCAGCCTCGGCTTCCGTGGCGATCTGCGTTTCGGATAGCACCCATTCACCAATTAAAGCGGTGCGGCTACATTTGGCAGATAGGTAGTACACCTTGAGAGGATCCAAGCCCGTCACGGCCAAGGGCAGCAAATCCCAGATATATCCCAGCCCCGGTATATTGTACACCTTATGCACGAGCCGGCCGCCGGTGATGGAGAAAGCATTGGGATTACCGCCCACATTCGTTTCATACGTAACCCCGTCCAAATCGTATAGCATGGACTGCGCGCCGAAGAATCCGACGATAGCCTTGATAAGTGGCTCCTGCAGATTGCCATCAGGATCGAATACCTTACTGGTAAACTCATTCAAAGCGGCCACGGTCCGGCGATCGTTTTCCCATGAGGTACGGCTTACCTGCGTGATTACGTTGCGGGTTTTCTTGATATCCTCCTCCACCTTCTGCATGCGGTTGTAGGTGATCTCGTTGGCGATCTCTGAGGTAAAGCGCATACCGTTTTCCAGTACATGTGGAAAATGCCCGGGATAGGAAACAGTAGTCACGCGGATATCGGCATCTAGCCCAATGGCCGCATGCTTGACATTGATGATATCTCCGGCATTTAAAGTATAGTTCTGAACCTTTGCGCGGTACAGATCGATTTCAAGCGAATAGCGTACACGAGGGATTTTGTTGCTGTTAAGGTATTCCAGCGCCTTTTCTTCCAATTCCTCCAATGCAGCATCAACATAAGTCTGCGGCATGCGGATGCCCACGATGGTGTATTTGTCACCTATTTCCGCACGAACCAAACCAGCAGGTGTCAAAGCCCCGTTGCTATCCTTATTGGCTTCATAGCGTATTTCCTTGCGCGTGTTGTTGTAGGAAAGCACCTTAAATGCCTGCCCATTGAGCGCGCCTGTGGTGAATATGATCTGTGCGTCGGTGCCGGCAATCCGCTGCCCGTTGATATCGAAATCCAGTCCGCTATCGGCGATTACCCAAGTACCCTCGTTGATCTGCTCAATATCCGACACGGTGCCAGTACGATGCGGATATATTTCCTCGTTGCTGTAGGATCCTTCCCGAAGTCCGTAAACCTCGATAGCTGCTTCATCTTCAACATAGCCTGGCATAGTTAAACGCTTTGGTCCATATCCGGCAGGAAGGTTTTGCGAGCCGCCCACGGCATAGGCGCGCGTAATGATCCGGCCACCGTCGATGTTTTCACGGGTAAGGCTATATAGGCCGTTGCCCTTGCCATATGCAAAGGAAAGCGCTCGAACCTCGCCGACGGTTTTCTTTACGGTAATCTGCTTGCCGCGGATCATCCATTCAAGCTCAAATAGCTCCGCAATCATTGTCAAGGCATCCCAGCAGTACGCATTATCGAAAACGAGTGATTTAGGCTCCGTCTCGTCAAGCTCGCCTAGCGTCCATCCGCTATCACTTTGGTTCACAGATTCCAAAAACATAAACATGAAGTCATCCAGCGTACCGAAATACTCGATGTAGGGCGTTCCCTCATCTTTAAGCAGCCAGCGACCTAAGTCATGCCGCACGCCTTGGAATACAATACCGTAGACATTCAATCCGTCATGCGTATAGTTAGGCACCTGGTTAACGGTCATCCTTTCACCCTCATACTGGATGTAATCCCCAACTTGAATATCAAGTGCAGGCGCGGTAAAGTCAAATACAAGCTCATGTGCACCCATAAGCGCATCAGTGAACGTCGAAACGTTCAACGGTATTTTAACCGTCGGCTCACCTGCTCTGTATACCTGTATTTTCATTATCCCTGTAGTGTGGTGTTAAAAGTTTTGTGAATATGCCTCGACATAGATCTGGTCACCGGATTCGGTAACGATCAAGCTTTCCTCATCAGCCAGCTCGAATACGTTGATCGTCGGGGCGTAGTTATTTTCCAGTGTCAATGTGAACTCCGCGTATAGCTTGCCTTCTCTCCAAATAGGCGTAAGCGTATTGAACGATGGGCTATCGATGTAGCGAAGCTTATAAGAAAGCCCTAGCGTGTGGCTTGTCAGGATAAAACCCTCCGGTGCCGATAGGATAGCAAGCAACGCCGCTCGCTTGGCCATAAAGTCCGGCAGGTTGTCCGCTTCGAGATAACAGGCAAAGTTGTACTGGATAGCCTCGTAAACCGTTGGGCTTACCTCGTCCACCTCCTTGCCGTGCTCATCCTTCCAGTCGTAGCTATAGCGCTCTTTTGGCTTAGGGAGGCGCAACAGCTGATTGTACAGGGTGCCTTGCTTGAAGTGGATCCCCAGTGCGGTTTGCGGCTTATCGTTGAAGCTAGTTCCTGCCATATGCCCCTCCTAAGTTTTTATCGATGTTCTGAAGGTGTTTGACGGCTGTATCGAGCCTTGCCACCGTATTAGCCGTATTGACGTTAATGCTGTTCAACACAAGTAGCTTATCGTTAGCAACCTGCAGAAGCGAAATCTGTGTCTTGCTCTGCAATTCCATGGTGATAAGTTGACGCTTCCAGATGTCGTATCCGGCGCGGTACATTCCGACTATCTCGGTTCCGGTTTGCTCAGTCAATTGTCTAGCGATAGATTCTGATTTCACAGACGATTCCCCGTCATCACCTAGACTAATACCAAGATCCTTTTCATAAGAATCCAAACGCTTTTTGCCCTCTTGCTCAATTTCTGCCCACTTATTTTGAAGGATTTTCTTTTCATCTTCCGTTAGGCCATCTGCAGCTAACTTATCGTATAGATCGTAAAATTCCTGCACAGAACCTTCCAAGAACTCCCGACTGAACATGTTCTTTAAATAATCCTTCATGATGCTACTAAAGCCCTTTTGCCAAGCAGAAGCCGAATCTTCGCCCGAATTGAAGAATAAATCTTTTGTGAGATCGAGCACCCCCTCGAAGCTGATACCAAGAAGTTCCTCGCGGAGCTGGTTGGTAGCATCTTTCCATAGCTGGTATTGATCAATGATGTTCTGAACTTGGCGAGTAGTCGCGTCGTCCAGCTTTCCGCCGTCGATAAGCTTGTACAAGTAATCAAGATCCTCCGTAGTGATGTCCTCGATGCTGTCGAAGTTTAATTTAACAGCAGTTAGCATACCTTCCCGCAGCATTCTATCCATGCGCTCATGGAACTTCTTCATCGCAGAATTGGTCGATCCACCGAACTTCTTCACTAAATCGACACCACCCTGATTTAAGTATTCGATAATCTCATCGTATTCCTTTATCCCGGTGTACTCGTATTTAACAGAGTTCTCTTTACCTTTAGCCACACGGATGATGTCATTACCTTCCGCTGTATTGAGGTCGATCCCTTCCGCGAAGAATCCTACAGAATCTCGCAAAGCTTTGGATGCTTCTAAAGCAATTTTCTCATACTGCCTAACACGGTCCATACCGTAGATATCATTGATAAGGTCAAGTTGACGTTCCAATTGTCTTGTAACGGCCTCCATGGCTTTAATTTGATAATCGTAGGCATGCTTAGAAGCGGCAATGTTTTCATCGGAACGTCTTCTATTATAATTCTCGCCCAATTCGACCAAGGTACCCATAGCACCGATCATTGCACCAACGGCTCCCAAACTAGCACTTGCGCCCTGCATTGTAGCCCCCATGCGTTTAGAAAGTTCGGAAACAGATCTAGTCATCGTGCTTATAATTTTTAGAGCAGATGACATGTTTCCATCAAATTCAGCTGATTGACGAACTAGGTTATCAAAAGCGGAAATCAAACCGTCAATTCTCTCAAAATCTTTATCGTTGAGTGTTCTGTCAGTTTCGTCCAGCTGTAAATTGATCACGCGGCCCAACTCATTTAGCTCTTTTTCTAATTCCGGACGCTCCTTTTTAAGCCCTTCAATGATCCCGTTTACAGTGCTTCGGCCCAAGGCCACTGCTTCCTTCGCCAGCTTGGATGCGACACCGTTAATACGAGAGTCTAAATTTGCAAAAGCAGGATTCTCACTAATTTGCTCTTCGGCAATAGTTAGTAATTCCTTGTTCAATTCTTCTTTAAGCCTAGCTTTTTGCTGTTCGGTAACCTTTTGACCTTTCTTTGCCGCTTCTCGTTCTAGAACTTGGTATTTCCGCTGGTAATCGCGCTCCGCATCTAAACGACGATCGTTATAGGTACGAATGGAAGAAAGCGTATCGGCCAGCTCTTCTTTTTGACGGTTACGCACTTCGGCCAGCTGCCCGCCCAAGTATTTCATCAGCGATGCTTCATTGGGATTAATCCCTATTGACAGCATTTTGGTAACAAGCAAGCCGTATTCAACGGACATCTTATCAAGTGTATCTTTGTACTTCCCGTATTGCTCAGTGGCGATTTCCTCACCGAGAGAAACCTTTAAAGATTCGTACTTACCGAAGTTTTGATAATCTTGTTGGTACAATTTAATTCTCCGGTCGGTTGCCTGACGATCTTTGACGGCGGCAATTGAATTTTGCATACTACCATCTAAGCCGTCTAGGGAAATCTTCTTTGCTTTAGTATCACGGTTATACTTCTCGATGGCCTTACGCATCTCGGAGTACTTATTTTTTACACTTTCAACTTCCTGCTGATCACGAGAAAGCTGTTTATTCAAATAGTCGGCATCGGCTTTAGACCAGTTGTCAAGGAGCTTGACGCGCTCATCTTCATCACGCTGGATTTGCTTGCGAAGTCTATCTGCGGCAGATTCTTGCTTATTGATGGCCTTAAGGTTCATCTCATCGTAAAGCTTTTGCCATTTATCGACTTCTTTCTTAGCCTCCGCGCGCTGAGCTGCTCCTACAGAGTTTTTGTAAACGAGATTAGCATCATCCAGCTTCTCCTGTACTTCGGCCATAGAAAAGATTCCTTTAGCCTGACGGGCTTGAATTGCCATTTCATTGGTTACGCCTCGAGCATATGCTAGCGTAGCCTGTATGGCCTGTTGCTGCTCAATAAGTGGCTTCTGTAAGCTAGCAAGATAATCTTCCGGATTTTGGAACTTAAACATGCTTCTATTCCGCTTACTGTCCTCGTAAAGCTTTTTAAATGCTGGACTATCGATATTAAGGCTACCAATGCTTTTATTGATTTCTTCAAGCTGCTTCTGTGAGTTTTCGATAAACCTTTTACGTGAATCGTCGCTATACCCTTTGATAGCCTCAAAGCTATTTTTATATGCTTCCGTGAGCTTTTCGACATTATCGGCATCGGGGCGACCAGGAACGAAGAAATCAGCTATACCCTGTGCAAGATTCTTTTTAAAGTTGGCCCATGTTACAGATAGCCTATTGGTTTTCTCCGTAAGGCCGTCAACCGCCGTTCCTGACTTGGCCATCTCTCGGTCGATAATGTTACCCACGGAGGTCGCGAAGTCTCCCGTACGGCTTATCTCTTCGTTAAGTTCAACAGCGGAAATACCAAGGTTATCCAAGATAAGCTTTGATTTTCGGCCTAGACCGGTAACGAATGAATTGACCAGATAATCCACGCTTTGTCCAGTTTCACTTGCTCTTCGTGTGGCAAACTCTAAACCTTTCGCAAGAACATCCATAGGGATGCGGAAATTGTCCGCGTTTACGGCCAGCTTCATTAGCTCAAGATCGGAGACAGTGCCACGGGTAGCAGCACGGAGCTTATCAAGGCCTTTCGTATCGCCGATCTTTGCAAAACGCAGTTCTATACCTTCGGCCTGTCTAGCAAGATTGTATAGTTCTGTTCCAAATGCTACAAGCTGCTGTACAGAGAAGGTGATACCAAGCGCTCCGGCGATGCCTCGGATCGAAGAGTAAAGGGAAGATATACCTTGGCCTTTTGTGCCATTGAGCGCGCGGTTAAGCCGTTCAATCTCCTTTGCGAGTTCCTGATACTCTTTGCGCAATTTTCCGCCGACATTGATGTTATTTCGTTGGGCTTGCGATAGATTATCATACTGCAGCTTTAATTGTGTCAGCTTTGCCGTTTTTTCAGCAATGGAGCCGATCGTTTTGCGCTCAACAGTCTCTAGGCTATTTAACTCCTTCTTTACGTCAGCAATACGCCCTTTTACGGCATTCTGCTGCACCATCAGCGCCTTTGTCGAGTTGGTGTATTCCCTTTGGGTGATATCACCGTTCTTGAAGGCTGCTGTAAGCTCCTTTTGAGCTGCTGTGATATCCTTACTTTCCGTTTCCAGTTTTAGGAGCGATGCCGTTAGGTATCTTGTACGGGAATCAATATCGGAATAAGCGTTAGTCGCATCTTGTAAGAGCTGCTTATATTCGGCGGACAGTGTATCAAGTACGTTTTTTTGCTTTTGACCTTCAACCTCTACGGCCTGTCCGGACTTACCCACATTATCAGCAAAATGCTTTTGCGCGTCATTGAGCGCTTCAATTTTATCGCCAATAGATTTGCTGCTTTTAGCATACTGCTCATTAGAGATGGATCCTGCCTTTAGCTTTTTATTAAGCTCGTCCATCTCCGAATTGAGATCAGCAATAGCTTGCTTATTTGCTTTAGTGAAAGCTTCATTGACAGAAAGAGAGGGTAGAGCTGGGCCGCTACCTGCTCCGTGGGCATTCGCTAGCTCGTTAAGCGTATCCTGTGTAGTGAATTTTGGCGTTGGTTGCTTTTTCGCTTCTTCTGCATACGCTTTCAGCTCCGCCTTGTTATTGCGGATCTTCTCCGATAGCTGATCGCGCAAAGCATTTAATTGAGCTGTTTTGTTGATATGGTCCTGCTCCGTCGTGATTCCGTCCCGAAATTCCTTGTTAAGCTGATTCTGCTCGTTGCGGATCTTCTGCAGGGCAAGTTCGGCCTTTGCTATTTCCGCATAGAAGTCTCTCGACTTATTGGCGAACGCGTCGAATGCTGTGGTAGCATCGTCGAGAATGGATTTATATTGACCGGAAGCTTTAGCCGCGGCTTTTTGAGCAGAAGTATTACCGGTACCACGCGCGTTTACATCTTGAATTTTCTTCAAGAAGGAATCTAAATTCTGTTCAGCTTCGCGGCTGTCAAATTCAGCTGTAAATTTTAGTGGTTTACCATCAAGCTCGATAGCCATTATTTATCTTTTTTCTTCCTGCCTTTAAATCGTGCGGCTAGATCCTTACTTGTTAATTCTGTTGGCGGCTCAATCTTGTTGCCGTCCTTGTCGTATTGGGGAATGCTCATGTTTAACATTATCAAATTCTGATAACTCATCGACCAGATAGCCTCCGTGTAGGTTAGCCCCCAGTACTTCATAGCATTCCCGACGATCTCCCAGTAGTTTATTTTGTACGTGCCGGGCTTTCGTTTTCGGGGGCTATTATCTCCTCCGTTTTTAGGCTCATCCCGTTTATCGAGATGATAGAACTTAGAAAAGAATCCGTGTCGATACTAGACTGGACAAATAGTAGAAGATCGTTCAATTCCACTTGGGACAAATTTCGTATCTCTCTAAGCATCCATCTAGGCGGCACGGATTCTTTGTTATTCAGCACGACCGCGATGGCCATAACCAAATCGTCTATCTTCTCGCTTACCAGCAGGTGGGCACGTGTCTTGGAAACATCCTTTGCGATCTTATCGACATCGAGACGAAGAGCGTACTTACTGTACAAGGCTCTTGCTCCGAAAGTGATCGGTTTCACGTGAACCACCCTAACTCGTGGCCTAATTTTAAACTTGAATAAGAGCTTCTCGAACCAATTCCGAGGTTCAAGTGTAAAAGTAAATTCTAGCGGCTTCTCCGCGAAGCTTTCGAACAGGTTATTCGTTCCCATAATGTTTTGGGGTATAATTTTTATAACTTTCAGATATATGCAAAAAGCCCTTACAAGATTTTATAAGGGCTTTTATATTATTCTCGGACTGTACTAATCAGCAAGAGGCTCTTCGATGATAACATCGCCCAACTCATGATCCTGCGCCGCGATTGTTAAGGTGATCGTTGCTAAAGCAGACTTTGCTAGCGCCCAAGTGATCAAAGCTGTTACATATCCATTAGGGATATAGATTTTAAAGTCATCTAAGGTAATCAGCTCTAAGGCTTTTGTAACCTCTACAGTTTCCGAGCGCGCCCAGCGCTTTCCAACTTGCGCGGTGGCAGGTGTAACAGTGCCACCTTTCAATAATGCGATGTTATCCGGAGATACATTGTAAAGCTGAACGGTAAATACAGTTGAACCCTCTTCGGTTTCAATCCGGCGATAAACTCCTTTTCTCTGTTCGATACGAATATCTTCCGTGGTTGGCTCCGATTCCGTTAATGACGCAGAATCGATCTGCGCATCTTCCAGCTCGGTGAACACCGTGGGCAATGCGTTGGCGATCACCTCAGCAACCCCGATACGCTTTAATCCTAAACTTGAATTTTCTACTGCCATGGCTATAGATTTTTAATAGTTAATTTTACTCTGTTGTTAATTATTGTTTGCTCCGCTTCGGGAAGAATGATTTGATTGACCAGCTCTACCAAAACATGCTTCTTCTTGTCGTACTGGAATTTCAGAACCACCTCACAAAGCGCCGCAAGAACTTTAATACGGGTTTGGTCGGGGATATCCTTCATTTTTACAATCTTTCCGTCTATTGTCGCGCTATACTCCGGATTAGGTACGAATACATTAACGGGGAAAACGCCGCTTTGCAGCTGCTCGAAATCTCCGTTTAATACATTTACCGTTACATCCTCTGCCTTACTGTTTGTGGGCCGGAAATACCGCCTGACGGAGCCTTTCACGGTAGTCTTTAAAGAACTGTTCCAAATGATAGCAAATAAGTGATCTAGTGCATCCGGTGCCGTCATACCATTCGTTGTAACATCTTGGCAAGCATCATAGAGCTGCCAGTAATAACCCATTTATTGTCTTTGGCTTCTACGTATGAAGCATAATCTTCGCCTGCTATGAGCATCATCCCGATGCCTGACGACGGCAAGTTTTCCTCCGCAACCTTCTTCCCCTTTTCAAACCCTTCGGATCCGTCGCCCATGAGCTTAAAATTTTGATGGACGATTTGACCGTCTCGGAAAACAATGGTACCTGATGAGCTGCGTAGGTTGTACGAGTGGTTCATGTAGTCGGCATTGTTTCGGATATCCTCCGCGATCGTATCAGCGAGGGTAACCAAAATCGAGACTACCTGCTCCACCATTTTCAGTTTGTAGTCCGAAAAATGCTTCTTGACATCGGCAACGTTGAACTTTGGCTTAATTACGACAGCCATATCCTAGTAACTCTTTGCCCACGCTCGAAATACACAACTTCTCCTTCCCCAAACACTTCACCTGAAGCATCATCAATCACCCGGACGTTGGTATTTATAGGCAAAGTTTCTATGGACCTGTTGGTAAACACCAAATAAGAGTACTCCAAAGCAACACCATCTTTTACAAGTCGCTGGCCATCCTTCGTGCCGCTCTCCGCTCTGCACAATTCCGTTATGTTTCTAGTAGACGGTTCCGGAAAGACCATATTGCCGTCCGCATCCTCGTATGGAGGCAGACTAGAAACGATGGCAGTATGCAAAGTGTGAATTCGCTTCTTGATCATCGCATCCGGCTTATGTCCTTTACTCTTACTCTGCTAGTCAGGGCATTTAAGATATCTGCACGCCCGTATTTACGAGCCAAATAAAGAAGCCTTTCACGCATTATCTTGGCATCTTTCGAGGTGCTGTACTGGCTTTCCGATTCAGATGTAACAGCTATTGACTGAAACAACAGATCGATCACATTACCTTCAACGAGAGGGCGGAGAGCCGCACTGTACTCGCTCGTGCCGTCAAGGCCAGCGTTTAACAATGCAAGCTCTACTGCTTTCGAATCAACCTCGATGCCAAGAAACTGCTGAAAGGCTTCTTTAATAGTCATGCTTAGGCCGCCAAAGTGTTTAAGATTACAATGCGCTTAGCCTGCTCTAAACCAGGGAAAGCATTGTACACTCCTTCGGTAACCTCCGCGATTGGCTTACGATGTCTGTAACGGGAAAGCAACACTCCGTCCGCTTCCAAATAGATCGTTCCGTCGTGTGGCGTGATCTGCTCATCAGCAAGAGCATTGTGAATAATCCCTAAATCTCCAGCAGGAGCAAATACCACATTGGTTTGGCTCCAACCGTTTTGGGATGTTTTTTGTTTCTTGCCATCGACCTCGATGTAAGCCAGATCAGAAATGATCTCAAAAGTTGGGAACCGATTCGCTCGAAGAACATTATTGATGTTTTCCAATGTGAACGCATAGCGTGCATTTGTTCCCGGATTGAGATATCCCTTAAGCAGATTTTGAAGTGATTTGTTATTCAAAATTTTGAACCATAGAGATTCTGCAATCATAGCAATTTCGAACGAAACGCCCAATTCCAGTCCTTTCATCCGAATTGCCTCAAAATCTTTTACGATATCAGTATCCGGGTTAGACCAGTCAGCATTCGCATTCATCTTGTTGTTGTCGCCAACTAAAGGAACGTCGAACGTAACACCATTAGGGTTATTATCTAGACTAATCGTAACCTTTCCATATGACACAGCTTGCTTACACATGAAATCTAATCTGCGTAATACAGAATTACGACAGTATAGGTAATCATCCACCTCGCGAGCCATAACTTGACGTAATCTCTCAGGAAGACCTAACGCATTGGAGGCGATCAAAATCTCAAGATTCCGAAGCTCCTGTGCATTAAATTTTCGGCCAACAAAGATAGGAGGAACTTCCCCTTTTAGTTTTTCAATTCCTTGACGGCTATGCAAAGGGACTTCTGACTCGCGAGATCCCACGACTGCCATTGCCTCAAGCGTCTCGGCTGAAAGAATCGTTTGGAACTCCAACGACACGGTAGGATCCGCTGTCCGGAAGAATCGAGGAAACCATAACGGAGCAAAACGAGCCTCCGCCTGCTCTAGCATCACTTGTGGCGTGATTCCCTCATTCGCCAAAAATGCCAATAATAGTGAACTCTGTAATTCCATTTCCCTCTATTACTTGGTTTGTGAAAAAATAACGTTTGGCAAATTAGCCTTTGTTGCAGCGGAAATGAATCCGATACGACGAGCGTAAACCAAACCACCAACTACAGCATCTACAAGATGCGTGTTGCCCGTAACAACTTTGATTGAGTTGTACAGCAACGCATTTCCGTCTCCCGATCCGATCTTGTTTCCATTAGCTTCGGCTTTACCATATCCGGCGGCCAATACTACAACATCATGTGTTGTATGAGTAGTAGTGTCAATTGAGTCGATGGTTTTACCGTTCAACTTATCGCCAACAACTAGGAAGTGACCTTTTGCAACTTCGATGGAGGTGTCAGCTGTTACTACAGCTTTGGTCAACGTGGCCGATTTAACAGGTGTCGCAGTGCGCGCCGCCTCATCAACCAGAATTGCCGTTCCCATTCTGATGATCGCACCATTTGGGAAGCCGCTAACAACAAGATTAAATCCTCCAGTTAGCAACTGCAGTGTTTTGTCGTGCTGAAATACAGGCGGTTCGGCGTTGTATGATTCTCTACGAATATTCATTGTTAATTAAACTTAAAATTAGGAAGCCTTTTTAGCGTGGCGTTCATTCGCTTTTTTGAACCCCTCTAGAGCGGCTTTGCCTGTAGCGGAAAGCTCTTTGGGTTTCTTTGGATCGGGATCCGCTGGATTGCCGGAATTTGGTTTGCCGGTCGATTTGGTGTTAGCTGATTGCTTAACGAAATCTTTGCTGAAAGTTTTAAGTTCTTCCATTGAGCTGTCAAAATCATCTTCCGATTGTGGTTGCCACTTTGCAATAAGTGTCGGATTGGTGATCCCATTTGCTTCTGCGAGCTTCTCCCATTTCTGCTTAAGAGAAAGGGCGCTGCTTTGAGCAAGAAGCGTTTTGTAATTGTTTTCCAACTCCGCAAGCTTAGCCTCAACACTGTTGGAGTCTGGATTTGCCGGATTTGGGGTGTTTGGTTGTGGATTAGGATTTGGCGGCGTTGGGTTCTTTTTCTTGTATTCGTTAATGTAGCGGGTATTCTCCGACTGCATCAATGTGAAATAAGGCTTAGCACCCTCGATGGCCGCTGTGATATCTTCATCCGTGCTTTCGTCTGACAGGCTTGTACTGAGGTTTGTTGCCAACCCTTCAACTGTCGTAGCTCCGAACCCATTACTTGCAACTAAAGGTTTCAAAGCCGCTAAAACTCGTTCTTGAATATTCATGCGCTATGATTGTGTTTAAAATCGTTAGCACAAATTTCTATATCACGATTTACGCGCGCGAATAATCAGCAGCCTAATGCTGTCCTGTAATATTTTGGGATAGTATTACGCAACAAAAAAGCCTCCGAGCGGAGGCCTATACTATTTCTTTAATGCTTTTTTGATTTTGCTGGTGTAAACTTGGAACGGGACGATCTTATCGACTTTTTTCCCGTCGATCTCGAACTGGAGCACCGCTCGATCATTGGGCAGCTTTCCGTTTTCCTGAAAATACTTGTTCGATTTGAAGAAGTTGAAAAGCACAGCGTCTTTGGTTGCGCAGCGAAGGATGACCTTTGATTCGGGAGCAATTACAGTCGGTGGCGATACGCTGTTTACTTCCTTCACTTGGATTCCGATCACTCCACCTGCGTCAGCATTGACAACGGGAATGGTTTCTTCTGCTATAACGAAGTAGGAGGTGGGCCACTGGAATGATATCGCTTTGTCGGAATTGTTCCGGACATTGAAATAAACGTAGCCCATGGCCACATCGTGGATCGCTATCGATACGTCGTCATCTTTGTGCTTGTACTCCTTTGGAGTTTTGCCGTCGAACGCGACGCTGACACTTCCGATGTTTTTGCCGAACTCTTGAGAGTAACTCGACAAGCCGATAAATGCGATAATCGTAGTTAACAAATATTCTTTCATTTAGTATTTTCTTATTTTTTCATTTTTAATTGCCACCATGTCGTAAACACTTATGCCATTTGACAAAGCTGTATCAGACAGGTTAGAATCCGATGTTATAAGCGCTCTATATTCTTTAGCGGAGTGCAACAGAAGAGTGTCCGTTACACCCAAGATGCTGTATTCGTGTTTATCTACGACGTCTAATGTCCCACGGTAAACTTCGGTGCATTCCTTTATTAATTGGATGGTTGTCTCTATGTACGGATACTTTAAATTTCCACTGAAATTGTTTAAAAGGTTATCTGTTTCAGTCCAAACGTTAGGGAGTATAATTAGATTTTTGATATCTCCAATAAAGTCTAGTAATTCATCAAAGTCATTTTCATCAAACAGGCTTGTGCGTTTATGTTGAGATATTTGCCTCTTATCCATTGTTCCTATAATCAGCAGAACAAGCGCATTTGTGTCAATAACGAACATTTTAATCTTTGTACATGTACATCCCTAGAAATTTACCGCTACTATCAAAGTGTAGCTTTTTGTACAACCGAACATACTGAAAATCCGAAGCCAACATCCCCAAAGCTCCGTGACTGCTTTTTTTATTAGTATTTGCCGATAAATAGGATACTACAATTTCCCAACGTTGATGAGTTTCGTTAAACTCTGCTTGCTCCAAACGTATATCTGGAGAATCTAGCGAAGTTATTTTAGAAATTTGCTCTATTGCAAGGCTTAGAAGTTTAGATAAATCCATATTGTTTTTTAGCCTAATATACGGATATGTTGCAAATTATAGAGTGCGATTAACAACTCACTATCAAAAAACAGGGGATCGCGTAGTTAAATGACTACAAAATTATTACTATTCAAATATAAATTTTGGTTATTAAAAACCATTTATTAACTTTGAGTCATACTAAAAAGAAAGATGGATATATATGGCATAAACAAAATCAATGAATACTCTAAAACTTTAGAATTTTTAGAGCATAAACTCGAGATTATAAAAAAGATTGAGAAGGAGATCGATGTACGGAATTATTACGAAATAGTGAATGACACCTACTTAGACGGAATAATTGAAAGATATAGTTTTCTCCTTAAATCGGCATACTTCGAGTACAGCGACAACTTCAAAGAGATTATTTTAAAAGCCGCTAGAGACTACGAACCACACAAATACAACGTTCCTATTTTCGCCGCTCTTAAAAGAAGGATATCGCGACAGATCGAACGGATTCGAAAAAAGAATTCGAGACGATTTATAGATTACAGGGTTAAAATTAGATCATTTGTTAACAGGATAATTAGAAAGAATACGGAGGAAGACTCGAACTATGTGGTACTACAAATTTTAAGTAATATTTTTTTTAACAAAACCACATCAAAGGAGTATGGACAAAGACCGTATTTTAGCAATAATTGATACCATGTTAGATGCAGATGACATTTCTAACAGTCACAAAGTTTCTCTAAAAATAATTAGACAGGAAATCGACAGCAAAAATTCCAAGCTTTCTACAAAAGAAGCTATGGATATCAGTCTTCGAATTACACAAATATTTAGCAATTTTATGAGATTCTTTGATTAGCACTATTACTATTCAATGAAAATTGGAAAAACTATCAAGGATTTAAGAAAATCCAAAGCGCTTAGTCAAAGCGAACTTTCAGGAAAGGCGGGAATAACACAGACTGCTTTGTCACAAATAGAAGGGGATAAGAAGTTCCCTAGTCAAAGTACACTAGAGGCTCTTAGTGCCGCCTTAGGTGTCACTAATGCGGCTATCTATGTAATGTCGGCAACAGTTGACGATGTACCTGCTGAGAACAAAGAAACGTTCAATAAGCTTTACCCAAGCATCAAAAATATGTTGGAAGAGCTGTTTATCAAAAAATAAACAGCTCACCGGCATTTTTGGTCGAAAGCGCTTAGAGTACGTCATTTTACGGGATTTTAAAGAACAATACTTTATAACTATTCTTCCGGGTTATACATTGTTTTTAACGACCTTCCAAAATTCGTATGAGTTATTCGAATGCCTTTCCTTTATCACTTCTGCATCATCTAAATTTAGTTCAAAATCAGATGTTTTTTGAGAAATGCCAATTACCTTAGCTTTGTGAATCAACAAATTACAAGCGTCAAAAATTAATGGTGATAGCTGCCTATAACTTACCAACTCTGCACTATAATTATTGTTAGTATTGTTATCAGCTAAAATAGAGAAAAGATTACCAAGGTAAGGGTCTATTGAATTTTTATCTAATCTACGCATCGTCAAATGAAATCCATTTCCCTTTTTTAGATTGTAATCTGATATAAAACCTATTGCAGATCCCCCTAGGTCTAAATATAGATTGTAGAACATGGAATGTTCTATACAATTTCCTACGTGCATAAAGCACTCTCTAGAAATGAATCTAGCTAAAGATACTGGTAAATGTGTCTTTAGCAACCAATAATACCCTCCAAATACTTCATTTATGTATATGTGGCAAAGCTCATGAAGAAAAGAGTTTTGATCAAGTCCGTTCAACCTTAATTCTATTGGATCAAATTTAGTTTGTGTAAATACTTCTGAATATTTTTCGTCCCAAATTGTGATCTTTATTCTTCCATCTTTATTCAAAAGCTCCCATAATGGTCTGCTTTTATCTGTCAATAAATTTTCTATAATATCCATAACAAGTTTGAGTTACTTTGCTGATGAATATACAAACATCTCAACAAATAAAGAATAAGGGAAACCGTAATATTTTTAATGCTTTTTTTCTAACTTTATCATTAATATATTTATTGAATTATTTATTAACCAAATCTTATGGAAAATCTTGAAAGTACGAATACGGATGTCGATGCTCCTTTAGCGTCAGCAGACAATGTAGCAATTGAACTGCCAGCGGCACCTTCGAAGGAAGAACTAGAAGCTATTAGAATAGAGAAAGAAACAAAGCAACTTCTTGCCAATGTTTATTCTGATAACATAACGGATACGAAAGATAGGGTAGCATCTATACTCAGTAAAAACATAAACGCTAGGAATTCAGATATTGAGCTCGCCTGGGCGTATTGGTTTAAATATGAATCAGAATTGGTCCAAGGAGGATCTATCACTAAGAAAGCAATGTTGCAAGCAACGAAGATGTCAACCTTATGTAGAGAGCGAGCTAAGATTCAAAATGAGTACAAACTATTTCAAGCAGATGTAGAAGTAAAACAACAAAGAGGAACACTAGAAGGTGAGTTCAAAAAAAGGGCTATTAAAGATCGAGCACCTGAAATTAAAAGCCTTTTTACATACATTGATGAGACGGGTAAAAATCAAGAATTCATTTCAGTTGGATCAGTATGGTTACCGACCTTCTCTAATTCAAGCTTTGCGCGAACCAAGGAAATTAAACAGTGGAAAGAGTATTCGGACATTAAGTACGAATTTCATTTTGCCGAGCTTCGCGCCAATCAACTAGAAAGGTATAAAGAATTCGTTGCAAAATTTTTAATGCTATTTCCTGAAGTTAGTTTCAAAACTATAATAATAAAGAAAGAGGGGCTTGGCAATGTTGAGGAGGCAATAAATAACCTAACTTACTTTTTGATAAGAAAAGGGGTCGATCATGAGCATTCATCAAATAGAGCACCTTTACCACGATCACTTTTTGTAACTATCGATGATGAGAATGAAGCAAAAGACGCTCTTAAGTTGGAAAACATCAAAGATAAGTTAGAAGCTCAAAAAATTGAAGGGTTAACGTTAGGTAACTTTGTAGCCGTTCCTTCTCGCGGAAATGAATACATACAAATTGTAGACTTATTTATTGGAGCGATCAACCGGAAGTTACATTTTCCCGATGGTAATGGACATAAAGACGAGCTAGCAAATTTTATTCTGGATCAACTAGGCCTAAATATCAATGATTATTTGAATGATCAAGTAATAGGCGACGATTTAAAAATGTTTAGCTTCCTAAAGAATGAATAGTAAATAAAAAACATCACCGCTGGAAAAAAGGACGATGAAGTCGGGAAAATAATAAAACCCTGCGCCCTCGGTCAAGCATTTATGACCCCTTATTGCTTACTTACTTTGCTCAACCCAACTCGTGGGTAGTGATGTTTTTTAATTTGCAGGTGTGGGCAGATTCGAACTGCCGGTGTCGGTTTTGGAGACCGATGCCTTACCAACTTGGCTACACACCCTTTTTGCCATTTCTAGCGATTGCTTTTCCTGCTGCGGAGATATCGCCATAGCTCCCGATAGATGATTATCCCAATAGGGATAACGAAGATGATCAGGATCACGAAAGCATATGTATACCTCATGGCTTCACTTCCTCGCTTCCAGTATCGGTATGCCAGCCTCTGTAGGAACATAGATCTTATCGCCTTTACTGTTCCTGATGGCATCGATCTGCAGATACTTTAGATACTCGCTGTTGCCTTTGAGTGATTCGCCGATGATCTTGTTCGCTTCGGCCACTCCCTTGGCGCGTTCGACTTCCGCCTGGGCTTCGGCTTTCGCGATCTTGATCTTTGCCTCCGCTTGCAGCGTTGCGCTTTCGTTTTCCGCTTTAGCTTGTTCAACCATCGCTTTTTTGGAGTTCTCCGCTTCGACCAGCGTCGCCTTTCCATTGTTTTCCGCGTCTTTTAAGCGCTGCTCTCGGGAGAAATCATAACAAGATGTCACAGACATCAACAATGCGCATAGCGCGAACATTAAACCTACTCTTTTCATGTTAAAGAACTAATTAGTGAGCGGAGCAGGAGGGAATCGAACACCTCGCAACCAACATAACCACATAACCGAAAGGGAATCATCCTTCAAGTTTTACGAGCGACTAACTTCAAATGTGATCACTGCTCCAAATTTTGCCGGTCTGTTCCCGGCTGTCAACCTATCCTCAGTAATAATCTATCTACCGTTAGCGCCTTTTTACTGATCCATCTACGTCTTTCCGTATATCGTCAGATAGCATCGATTAGAACTTACTTTCAGTGTTCGTCTGACAATTTGCGTTGCGACAGGAGCCGGAATCGAACCGACTATCAAGGTGTGATTTATTACTCCGCCTACGGAACCTTTTGTTTTACCATTTACAACATCCTGTCAAATGCTCGTCTTTCCGAGCCGCCAGTCTTTGTGGAAAATAGGGTGAATGTAATATTACTTGTTACCCCCATTCGTAATAGATAGTAATTAATTCTCTACAAGCAACAGGAAACAATCTATCACTATTAACCACCGAACTCTGAACCCGACAAGGTTCAACGCTTTAATGTAACAAAACCTGTTGCTTCGTGTGGAGAAGGGCGGACTCGAACCACCGACCTAACGTTCTAACCAACTGAACTACTTCCCCAAATGTACCGCGGGAAACGGGGAGGATCCCGCGGGTACCAAACCAATTATTAACCTAAATTATGAAGTGGAAAGAGCAGGATTCGAACCTGCACGTTAAGACCCTTTGTTTCAACCGCACGCTCATCATCGCGGTGTATTACTTAACTTTTCCTACTTAGCGTCTACCAATTCCGCCATCTTTCCAATTGGCATACTATTACAGATTTCAAAGCCGAATACCTCAAGGGTCTTACATCGGAACGTTCTTCACGTTGTGGTATGCCAGCACTTTAGAATGTCAAAGAAAAGACGGATGTCCAACCGACTACGTGTCGCTAATCTTCTCGAACTTGGACTGTCTTGATGTCTTTCGATAGTTCAAAGGTAGAAAACTGTTTTTATATATGCAAGAAAAACTATATAATTATTATACTTTTCAGTTATATTTTTGGTTCCGAGTCTGCCTTTGCTTCTTTAGCCATCTGTAGATCCTGTTTCGCTTCCGCAAGGATCTGCTCTAGCTCTGCCTCTACGTCTGAAACTTCGCCAAGCATCGTCATAGCTGTCTTGCGGCTGAGAAGCTTTGATGTTACCATTTTGGACACATCGCCGATCAGTTCTGTCTTATTGACTGGCAGCGCATCTTTAAACTTGATGGATGGCAATAGGCTGTCCATGTCGTCGAACTCCGCAGGAGAGAAGCTGATCAGCATCTTTTTGATCACGTTCAGGCGGCGAACAAGCATTTCCTTTAAACGCTTTTGGTTCTTGTTGCCCTTCAATTGTGGCCCCATGAAAAGGAGACGGAGTGCGATGCCGCTGGTCCCGTTGCTCATGAGCTGTGACATAGTGTTGAAACTAATGTCCGGCGTGTTAGTGATATCGAATTGCTCTTGTTTAAGCTTATCGAACTCCATTTTCTTAGAATCGACCATAGCATCCGGCTGGGCAAAGGAAACGCTACCACGTCCGCCGTTCTCGCCTTTAACCTGCATAACTTTTGCGACTTCGCCTTTGGACGGGAGGCTCTCCGCTTCGCCTTCAACCACCATTGTAGGATCACCGTAGTAGTCGTTCGTATCGGCAAGGTTCGAAACGTTGTTTTCCTCTCGGTCGGCGAGCGGCTGGATGTTAGCCCACTCTGGACGCTTTTGGGAGTGGTAAATTATCGGAAGAAAGCCGTAGCCGGGTTTCTCTTCGGTTGTCCAGTCAGCGCCATCTACTTGACTACCTAGCAAAATAGTGTCAGCTGTATAAAAGTCGAAATGCAGCGTTTTGATATCAGTAATGGGGTTGACCGTCTGATATCTCCGACCGAAAGCGATAAGCCCATCATGTTCATCCCATACAGGGAAGATGTCATCACCGTTTTCTTTGCAAAGGAGCATCATGCCCGGGCGGCGCTCGCTACCTTCGAGCGGGGTGCCCTTCCAGTAATCTGCATCAAGAAAGTCGTACCACAGCTCCGCACAGTGCGTTTCGATCATGCGGCGCTCGACGATATCCTCTGTTTTGTAGGAAAGCTTATTGTCGGTCCATACTTTCTTGATTAGGTCAAAGAAAGCCGTCTCGCTTTCCTCTTCACTATTAAAATCGATCGTAATGTCGGAGCCGCACTCAAAGAATACAGCTGATTGTACGATCTGCTGTTGGCGCGCGAGCTGCAGGCGGTTTACCTCGACTTCTTCATAGGATGTGCTTACCTTGGTATCCTTATTCTCGGACACGGCGTTTTCGTATTCTTCTCCCTCGAACTCAAGCTTTCGGTTCTCGCGAATGGCCGGATCGTTCACGTCATGCAAGAACGGATCATACTGGCGCATGGCCTGCTCAACGGTCATTGTTTTGGTTCCAAGCTTAATTACTCGTTGGCCTTTGCTTATAACTTCGTAAAGCTTGGCGTAATCGCCTGATAATAATAGTTGTAGTTGTTCAACTGTCATCTTCTTACCCTCCTTTTAGGTGATCTTGCGGCCTGAGCCGCCATTTTAGTTTTTTGTTTGGCGTTAGGATCGTTCTTCGTCAAGAAATCGAACGCGTAACGTATTGCATCAATTGAGTGATTCCATTTATCAATGGGGATACCTGCTTTTTTATCATTCCAGATGTAGTTTTTCAGCTCCGTGCGAACGTTGCGGCTCCGCGGTGTGTACACGATGGTGTAATCGGCCATCTTAAGCAGCGACGCATTTACAGAGCCGGGAGCCTTCCAGCATTCGACAATGTTTACTTTGCCTTTCTTGATGTCCGCTATCAATCGATCCTCCGCGCTATCGCCCACAATCAAATCGTTCGGCAGCTTAATGCGGGATTTGTTCAGCTCGATGATATCGTTTGTGCCCAGGTGCTTCGTGTCGTAGTATTCCTCATCGACGTGGATAAGCATCTTTTTACGATCCACAGCCACACGTATGAGCGTATCCGGATCGACAGAGAAACCGTAATCCTGACCGTAACAGTAGGGCAGGTACTCGTTAAAATCGCCCTCCATGGTCTTCGGAAGAATAACGCCCTCTTTGATATCCGCCCACCGGCCAATGACAACATTGGCGTACTTCGTCATTTGGAACTTGGAACGGTCGAAAACGCCCTGTGCATCCGTTGCCTGCGCGATTGACTCTTGCTTGATCTGTTCGATGCGCTCTAAGAAGTTATCGGACAGGTTCTCTATGTTGTCTAGATAGCTTGTGTGGATGTGCAGCACATTCGGGTGCGTCGATATCTGGACATCAACGCCGTCAATCGTCACGACCTTATGAGTGTCCTTGATGTACTGTTCATAGACGAAATGGGAGTCGTCCGTCGGGTTCATGATCAGGATGATCCTGTTCTGAATGCCCTTTTGACGGATGGAAAGCATCAGCTTCTCATAACTGTCGAAGTCGGTCCATTCCTCCATCTCATCGCCAACAAACGTTGTAAGGCCTTGGATTGACTTTAGCTTCGCTGTTTGGTTGCCGGATCCTGTCTTGATACCTCGGAACATGATCGGCACGCCCGAGCGTTTATTGATGATGTTGTTCTTATTGACCTTGAAGTGCTTCGCTGTGCCCTCTAGGTCGATCTTCTGCTGAAACTCCGGAATAACAGAGTCGCCAGCCGATGACATCGTATAACGGGAGAAGAGGATGCTATGACCCTGCTGAAAACTCAATCTTTCAAGGAACAATGAGCCGTTGAAGGATTTACCCGATCCACGGCCGCCCGTGATCAAAATGATAAACTTCTCCTTATCCGTGTACAACGGAAGGTAAGGAGTAGCAATTTTGATCTTAGGCTTAGGTTTTGTGCGCTTAATGCCGCGAGAACTAGCCGTCGATATCTTCCTGTTCGGTACTAGTTTCTTCCTGTTCGCCGGTATTAGCATCTAACCACGATTCTATCTCAATACTTCCACTCATGTGGATATCCTGCTCCATTTGCATTTTAGTGGCTATATTCCACACCTCAGGCTTTTTATGCTTAAGCCATGCCATAGCAGCGCCAGTGTCGGGCGGCAACTCGGTTTCCGTTTCCTGCACTATTTGGACATTGTGAAATTCTCCTTTATCATCCTCGTAGACATCCCATTTTCGAACTGTCGTTTTAACTTTAAGACCTGTAGCCCTCTTAAATAGCGCATTCTCGACAAGTACCTCCAACGGCTGCCGCCCCTTTTTTAGGGCTTGTGTTAATTGGGGAAACTGACTCTTTACTTTGCAAAACCAAGTCGGATCAAGATCAAGCATTTCAGCTATTTGCTTATCATCATAGCCATCTCTCGCCCAACCTTCAATCTGAAGGATGAACATAGGATCATCATACTCATGCTTTGGCTTTCTGCCGCCTTTGTTTCCTTTTGACATATATTATTTGTAAAGCACGTTATATACAAGTTCTTTCATCTTGCGGTATGGAATTGTTGTGATAAACCCGGTCCCGTTAGTATGTATCTCAGTCATTTCACGTCCGTCAGCCTCATAAGGGCTGATTGCCGCGATGCTATAAAAAGTCATCATTCGCGTGTTGTCATAGTCTTGCTGAGTTTTTATGCCAAGATCATGGAGTTGACAATCTTCTTTCTCTATCCAAAGTATTGGTAGCTCTATCATAATGTATTTAATTATATCTTTTACGGGTTCAAATTAATGCAAACCCAAATCCTTCGCATATAATTGTTATAACTTTCGATTATATAACAAAGCGTGATCAAGCGTTAAACAGCCTTTCTGCAACCTCTTCGCCTTTCACGATCTTCTCATATAGATCTTTTCCCATGGCCTCCATGAACTCAGCTTTGTTCTGGAAGGAATCGAAAGACAGAAGTAGGACCGGCTCACCTTCCCAACGTTCGTCCACCTCATTGCTGAACTTATCCTTTTTGGCTTTTATATCTTCCTTGCTGGATGGCGGTGTCGGTGGCGTTAGCTTTGATGCTTTCTCCATGATGTCTGTAAAATCTACTGACGGCGATTCGAGCTGCAGCATTGTTAGGTCGATATCATCCAGTCCGGCTAGGATAGGGTCAATATCGCCGATAATGTCGGCCATTAGATCGGCGTCGAACTCACCCTGTACTGACTTGGAGTTGAGGAAGATGTTTTGTTCCTTTTCCTCTTTGTCGTTTAGGTTTACTTTCTCGACGGTGATGTCATAGTCTTTTTTCGGGTAGCCGTTGATCTCATCTAGGATAGATACGCGCTGGTGCCCACTTACGAGGTTTCCAGATAGCTCATTCCAAACGATGCCGCCCATGATACCTACGCGTTTGATATTGGCTTTTAGCTTTTTTCTTGCATCGGCGGATAGCTTACGTGGATTGTAATCGGCTAGCGTGATCTGTGACCGCGGTACGGTGATCGATTCCGATGACTTATGCTTGTTCGTACTCATATTCAAAAATTATGGTTTCAGCTTCGGGAAATTCTTTCAATACTTTAGTGTAATCGCCTGGTGAATGCTTGCGGCACCAAAGCAGGAAATTAAGATCAGCTGGTGATACGCCTTGCGATTGGTGCTTAGGATCGTAGATTGTTGGCCGAGGGAGCCGCATTTTGTCAATGTAAGCAAGAACATGCTTGTTGGTCCATCCCTCTATAGGGTAGACGTTCTTTGTTTTTGCGTTATAACCCGGCGTTCCGACCTTATCCAATCCCATCATCATAAGGCGGCGCTGTAGGCCGTCTGTACGCTTAAACCCGAAGCATGCCCATTCAATGCCCGTTCCGGCTTTTACATCCTGTCCGATCTGCGCCAGCGTTCGCCGCTTCAGCTTTTCGTGTCCAACATACCCTAGATATCCATTCTTTTGATAGCCATATAGCGCGAAGTGCGGGCGCTCAATAAATTCAATGTTGTGGTACCGGCTTTGGTGCACGCGCTTGAAAGCTTCTATATGAGCAAGGTCTTTGACCGTATATAGGTAAACGCTTACCACTCGATCAAAGACCTTGGAACACATATCTGTTAGCAATATAGAATCCTTCCCGTTCAATGAGCTGAACAGGATAATTTGGCTAGACTGCTGTCTAACTTGATTCAATATTTCTAAAGGCGTCATTATCGGGTTACTCTACGAATTCCGGTTGGTTGACGCATGTCACGGCGCGCAGCCGTATTTACTGGTGTAACGGTTCTTACACCGCTGTTTGATGTGCTGATCCTGTATCGAGGCCGGGCACTTCTTCTTCTTTGCTCTGCTGTTTCTGCCATAAGTTATAAAGTATTAGAAATTCCTTTCCAATACCTTACCAAGCTCTAGGACAAAACATTCATCACCCTTTTCAAATCCTTCTGGAATTTCGTGCTGAAATTCGACGATATAAATATCTTTCAACTCAATCAATGCGGTCTTACGGGCCTTATGATACCCAACGGCCAAGATAATCTTGTCGATTGGTTTTCGGAACTCGTATTCGCCGTCTTTGTTCTTATCAAAGAACATTTTGAAATAATGGTCGCTCAGACTTCGATACTCTTCGGGCTTATTGCCGGATAGGATATCATTGAAATGCACTTCCTTAATGATCAGAACGGGTGTCTTTTGTGTTTTACTCATAAAAAGCTAGTAAGGCTTTGAAGTATCAAAAATACCCCAAAGCCATGTTTAAAGCTACTGCTTGACAGATTAATAATGTCCCGAAATATTTTGAAGCCTTATTTGCTATCTATAGTTTAATTGTAGATATCATGCTTCTTTATATTATCGCGATGCAATTAGAAATCTGTAGTCCAGTTATCACCTTCCTTTATCTTTTCCCAATCTTTCCGAGAAATCCATTCGCTTTTTCCGTCACGATATTCAACCAATACCTTCTTTGCGCCATAACCAATCATTGTAGCTACTACTTCGATGTGGTCCATTTGAAATTTACTGCTCAT